CTGTCTGTCGTAGAGCGCAGCTTCCAATCGGACTTTGCGCGCCCAAGCATCGTCGACAATAGAGTAATCCTGAGGCGTCCACTGAAGGTAAGCTCTCAGGCCATAACCTTTCATAGGTGGACGCATGAATACTTCCCTCCTGTCGAGAGAACTCACGCGGGTGTGATAATAAGCTGTTTCGATACCGGGCATAGGAAAAGAGTTGGAAAAACGTTGCCTTAGACAAGCCCTCCACTCCGAGCTATCGTCGTGCAACTCTGTGAGGATACGAATTCTCGATGCGGCCTCTGCCACACCGGACACTACTATTGTCAGTGCCATCCTGCCCGTGCTTGAGAAACCTAGTCCGCCAAGTGCTAAAGGCGTATTCGTTATCTCCCTAGCTCTTCTCCCGGCTTTACCTTCTCTTGCGGACTTCGACTTCCCCTCTGTCCAGGGGAGCAGACGTCTGTACAGTAGGTGATCTGCTACCTCCCTGCAATTGGCCATGCCACGACGGTGTGCCTTCAGAAGGGCGGTAAAGTATTCGCTGTCGCGCGCATGCGCAGGCTTGAACCCTGACCCCCCCAACTCCGGCTTCTTCCAGAGCAACGTTTTGCACATACGAGATGGGAAACCCCAGGCCCCTTCAGGCCCATTTATCTCGTGTAAGTAATCATAGCGCAGGTTGGATACCCAGGTCTTTTCGCCGTTAACTAGCAATCCGTACCTGGCGTAACCCAGCGCCCAATCCTCCCCGTAGTCGGTGTCCTGGTGAACAACACGGCGTCGTCACCTTGATACCTCGCATCTAGAATCTCCACTCCGAGATCCTCTGCCACTGTCTCCGCCTCCGCTCTGTTGATCAAAGTGTCTATCAGAGCCGTCCAAGCATGTCCACTCGGCACTCCTCTTTTCCACTCAATCCTCAGTTCCCCCTCTGGTGTTCTGAATATCACTATCGCGTTATCGAATGCCAACAGTTCCACGTCCCTCATCCTCGTGAGCTCCGCCTTCAGATCGGCACGGGCAGCAAGTATGGCGGCATCAAACACCGCCTCCATTGCATAGCGTACCGCCTTCTTCGTCTGGGACATGTCGAATTCACTCTGGTCCAGAGAGACTGCGAACACATCTTTACGGGAATTCAGGACATGCAGAGAACTTCGAGATTCGGCCTTCCGCGTCGGCGAAAGACCGAGAGTTGTCCACAAC